ACCTGGTCGATTGAGTCTGCAAGGTTGAACGCAATTACGTTAGCAATTGCTGGGTCAACATCTGCGAGTGAGAATAGTTCCAAAGCGCGTGTTACAAGAACAGAGTTACCGTACTCGTTAAGAGTAATTGTAACTGTGTTAGGTGTTGACAACGCGACTGAATCTGGGTCTACTGTCTCTGTTAGTGTGTCTGTTACTGCGTTTAGGTCAACGTACTTCTGTAGAACTACTGTTGAACCTGGGATTGATTGCTGTGCTGGAGTCTTGTCTGCGACTGAACGAATTAGTGGTTCGGCGCGGAGTGCGAACTCTAGAAGACGGTCGTACGCCTTCTGTACAAGACCTGCACCGCCAACTGTACCACCAAGAGTGGTAGAGCCTGTGGATGTATATGCATTAGGCATATGCGGTCACCTCCAAGTGACTATGAACGGATAAATTATTGTTGCGAGCGAAGAATTGCTAGGATGTCCTCTTCGGATGTTGCTTGGGACATTCTGTATTCAATATCGTTTGCTCGGTCTGGCGTCAAAGCATTCTGTGTAACCATGTCTTGATTGCGCAACGCTGCGCGGTCATGTTGGCTCACATCTGACTCTTGTGCAACCGTTAGTCCGAACAAGTCTGCATTATCATCAAGCCAGTTAGAAACTGACTCCTCGTTAATGTCATCCAAGTCCTTCATTACTAAACGGGCTGCCTTAAGATTGACGCCCTTCTTTTCTAGTGTCGACTTGACAATTGACTCACGTTGCGCCTTGGAGAAACCTTCAAGTTGCTCTGTAAGTTCTTTGATACGCTTCTCGTCTGCACGCTTGGCTTTACGCAACTTTTTAAGTAAGTCGCTTCCATCCATCGGTGCTTCTTCGATTGTATCTAGGTCATCGTCTTCGTCGTCCCAGTAGTTGTTGCTCATAGCAACGCCACCCTTCTATTCGTAGTTAGTTCGCAGGCCACAGAATCCATTCGGGGAAATGGTCTGGCTCCTACTGTCGGTCTATTACACTGGTGGGGCCGATGGGTCCACTCAGGATTCTATTATATTACTCTATTTGCTCTGTTGCGTGATGCTAGGCTTCGTGAACCAAGTGTTCCAGAAGACCCGCCGAAGCGTGCAATTTCTTTTTCTGCTTCTAGACGAATTTGTTCTTGTGCTTTTACATCTTGCTGGAATAGAGACTTAATTAAAGTTCCCTGTGCATCGGTAGGCTTAACTGCCTTGCCTGTGCTAAATTCAGTTAACTTCTGCAAATCTGGCGCAGCCTTTGCGACTGTACCAAAGTTAGTAAGTGCTGTACCGTAGTCAACACCTCTTGCAGCAATATCTGCAGCAAGAGTATTTTCGATATTAATACCTTGTGATTTTGCAGCAGATAGCACAGATACTTCCTTGATTTGCTTCTGTAGTGCTTCCGCACCTCTTTGTCCAAGGAGTAATGCTTTAGCAATAGATGTTCTATCTATTCCTGGTGCAACTGTTTGCAAGTCTTTTTTAAGTTGCTCTGGGGAATTGTCAATAGTCATAAATACATCGTTAACCAGATTGAGCACAGAAGCAACTGACTTTCCAGTTCCTAGTACTTCGCCAAGAATTTCATTAGTTGCTAAATCACCTAGACCAACATCGCGCAGTCTATCACCCAATTGTACCTGTGATGTAAAAAACTCTGCAATAGTTGGGACATCAAGTGCTTCGCCTTTTGCTCGACGGTCTTGCAACGCATATACACCAGCAAAGCGCTTAGTGAATGGCTCAAGAAGTGGGTTGTTGCGTGCTTCCTGTAGTGCAAGGTTAAGTGACTCTTGTATGTCGGAACCGCTCTTGTAATAACCTGATACAACCTTGAATAAAGCATCAGTCCAAGGCTGTGACACTTCACTTGCACCAAAGTATAATGCAAGTGTATTCTTAAATGTATCTCTGGCAAGCGTTCTATCGCTTCCCGCTTCCATACCAGTTGAACCTGGGGTTACCTTTGTATCAACCCATCCTTCAAGATTGTCCCAAGTCCAGTTGCCTTCTCCTGCTGGCTTTGCTGGCATCTTCCATGTTTTTGACAAAGGGTCATATACGAATGCTGGTGGGGTACCGATTGGTCGGTCAGTTGTAGATACTGTTTTTGTCCCAGTTATCTCCTTGGAACCATCATCATAGGTAATGGTAAATGTGCCATCACCATTGTCTACTTTAGAAACTTCTTTTTTACCAACAGGTGGTACAGGTGGAACTGGTGGAACTGGTGGAACTGGTGGAACGGGTGGGACGAGAGTTGGTGTTATAGGAGTTGAGGGAGATTTTATAGAACTTGGCTCAGACACACCTACTGCTGCTGCTTCTTCTGGAGTTAGTTTCTCACCTTTAGTGAGTCTCCTAATAATATCTTGCAACTCTGCTGCTGTAAATTTCTTTGGAGTTGCTGCTGGTGTTGCTGCAGGAGCAGTTATTGATATCCCAAGAAGTTTTTTTTCGGCATCAGTTAATGGCTGACCTGCTCCTAGTTTTCTAACAGCGGTTGCAGCATCTGCTGCGGGTGCTGCCGCAGGTGCTACTGTAGATGTTGTTACAGGTGTTGGTGTAGGAGTTGCTGCAGGCGTAACGCCTTTATTCATAAAGACTTGTTCGTCTGCCGTTAATGTTTTACCAGACGCAGCCTTGGCTGCAATACGCTGCATGTCTTCTGCAGTCTTGTAATCATCTGGATTAAATCCGACGCTTGTACCTTTAGTATATTTTGAATTTGCTGGGATAACACCAGGAGTAAACTTTTTTACTTCTGTTGGACCAGTATAACCAGGTGGCTTGATTGGAACATATTCTCCCACTCCACCTGCAGCAGTACGAACGAACTGAACTTTCATACCAGCATCTTTTTGTTCCTGAGAAAGAACTGGCTTTGCAGTCATTTCCTTATAGGCAGCAGTAATGCGAGCATTAGCCTCTGTTGCAGTTTCACCTGGAAGGCGATTTGCGCGGTCTGTTGATTTTCCACCAGATGCTACTTGAGCACGTGTGGCTGCATCAATCTCGGCTTGAGTCATTCCTTTGACTGGCATTATACTCCAAATCCAAACGCTCTTGCAAGCCCTGTTGCTGCATCGCGTGCGTTCTCATTTGCTTCTTGTGTAAGGTCATACTTAGGGTCGTTTTTAGCCTTCATTAACAAGTCGTAGTATGATGGTTGCTGTCCCTTGCCATCTGGACCTGCATAGTTAAGATATGACATTACATATGGGTTATCCATCTTTACTGTCTTTGGGTCCATCTGCCATGTCTTTGCTAGCATGTTAATAATAGGCGAAGCAATGTCGTATGTAGTTAAAGTTGGGTCTTTGGCAAAACGGTCAGCAAACTGTGGATACTCTTTACTAGCAATTCGCTGCAATTCTACATTGTAATCTTCTATAGTTTTATTGCCCATTGCAATCTCTTTTGCTGCAATACGCATATCGTTTTCAGTAACACCAAGAAGTTGAAACGCATCTACTAACCCACGTACTTGCCCAAAAGCGTTTAGTGATTTAGCGCCTAACTTGCTTTGGTCCTTGAAGTCAATCTTAGACCAGATAAAGTTCTTTGCAAAGTCTGTAGGCTTAAAGAACGATGGAAACTCTTGACGAGCAACAGATTCAATAATCTTCTTTTGTGCTTCTGCAGTTGCGCCAGGCTTAATTTGAGTGCGGGCAGATGTAACAATCTTTTCAATTTGCTTATTCTGCTCTGTCTCAAAAGCGCCCATAAATGCTTTGATATCGTCTGCACTTAACTTACCTACAAAGTCAGCCTCTTTCATAGCCGCTTCAAGAAGCGCCTTGGCTGAGTTGTAAGTTAGTTTAGTAACAGATGTTTGAGTTGAAGACTGTGATGTATCTGATGGCTTGCCAGCGCCAGTGTCTTGTGCTAAAAGACTCTGCAAAAATGGCGCAATGCTAGCCAAGATGGAAGCATCTTGCGCATCCTGGTTAGGTGTTGTTGACTTTTCTGCCATTAGTTAACCGCCTTCAAACTGTCGTTATCGAAGTAATTCTTAATCAGAGTTTCCAAGTTAGGGTCCCACTGCTTTACATACTGACCAACCCATTGGTTGTACCCATCACGGATTACAGCCTTACGAGGGTCATAATCTGGCAATGACTGGTAGAGTGTAACGAAGATGTTACGTGCCTTCATGAACAACTGAGTATCTTTCCAGAACTGGTTACCCTGCTGCTTACCCATAAACTTAGGGTCTTGAGTGATAAGAGTTAATGCTCGAGCGTACTTGTAAGATGTATCTCCGCTAGCAGATAGTTGGTATTCATCATACCATGCTTGGCTTTGATTCTTAAATGTAGACTCTACCAATTGGTCTAGTGGAGCCTTTAGTTCTGGGTGAGCACGCAGTGTCTTACCATCAGTAATCTTAGCCTCTAGTGCATCACGAACCAAATTGTACTGGTCCCATGTACGCTGCTTTAAGCGTTCGCGCTCAACTTCTTGAGGTGTTAACTTGAAGTCATTGATGCGCTTGCTAGTACCAGGAAGAGTAAGGTTAGGGTTACTCAAGATAGAAAGAATGTTGGCTGACTGTTCTGCTGGGTCTCTGCTAAGGTCGGCAGTCAATAGACTTACCAATCCAACATCACCTTTTTCAATTGCAGCAAGTTTACCAACTAGGTCATCGTTATCTTCAAATACGCGCTGGTATGCTTCGTATGTTGCTGGGATGCTAATATTCTTTGAAGAACCAGTAAAGGTAATACGGTCAAGCATGAACTTAGGACCCATGATGCCAAGCATCTCATCACCTGCAGCATCACGTGCCTGCTGTGTTCCGTAACCCATCTTGTTGTACTTTTCAAGCAACTTATAATACAAGTTAGTTGACATACGCATAGGGTTGGTCTCTACCTTAAAAGGTACACCAGTAATGGAAGCGAATCCTGAAATGAACTTCTCAGCCCATAGAGCCTTGACTTCTCTTTCAATCTCTTTGTCTGATGGGAACTTATCAGTAACACCCATCTCTACCAACATCTTGTGGTAGTTATACACTGAACGCCATGACGCCAAGTAGTCTGCTTTGCCCTGGTTACCAGTTGCAGCATTGTACAATGAGTTAGCCCAAGGTGGTGTTAACTGCTTAGTTAAAGATGTTGGTGCTCCGAAAGGAAAGATAACATCGAAGTAGTTAGTTCCATTGATAGTCAGCGCTTCCTTGATACCTTCATCGGTGCCAGGGAATGTCTGCATTATCTTACCAACAGATAGCGCTGTAATAAATGATGGAGATGGCTGGTTAAGTAGGAACCCAAGAGACTTTGCATTCAATGCAATACCCTCATCCATAAACCCAAGACCCATTTCTTTGGTTCCTGGTAGGATTAGGTGAGTCATATCTGCTAGGTTCTCTGTTGGATTACCATTCTCATCTACGCCAAAGTTCTGAAATACTCGTCCATAGTTATATGCAAACTGTGTAGCACGAACTGGGTTCTTTGCCGCAAGTCGACCATATCGATAAAAAGCATTAACTGTTGCTGTTGGGAATGCTACGGCAAAGCGTGCATTATGTAGCAAACGATTCTCACGTCGTACTGTGTAAACAGTCTTCTCAAGTTCTTGAATTGCTTCACGACCAGAAGATTGACGGAGTGCGTTCCAACGTGCAGGTGTCATTTCGATACCCTGTTGAATCATGTACTCTGCTTTACGAGCCATTACATCTAGCGCAACGTTATCAAAGAATGCGTTACGAATAGGGTTTTCAAAACTAGCCATCTTGCGGAAAATTGTTGCAGCAGAGTTATTCACAGCATTACTTAAGTCGGCATATCTACCAACACCCATATTTGCTGAGCCATAGTTGTAGTTACTTGGTACGATGTCGTACAGTTCATCTACATAAGGCGCAAGCCATTTCTGCAGTTCTTGTCCTGTTACCTCGCGCTGTAGTATTGCTGCACGTGCCTCAAATGATGGGAACGTGCGGTTAACTAGCGCAATTTTATCTGCAAGATATGAATTAACTTCTTTAGGGTCAAAAACATCGAACGCACGTAGGTATGAGATACCTGCACTGCTAGATGCCCAACGCTGTAACTCACCAATTGGTGTGTTGCCTAGGATTAAATCAATAAGTGGGTCTCCGCGCATTACGCGGTTAGCAATATATTCCAACTCACCAAAGTATAGTGGGTCTGACACACGTACTACATCTAGTGGAATCTTGCGCTCTATAAGAGACTTGCGAGTTCCAACAGATAGTTCACCTAAAAAGTTAATGTCAGTTGTACGTGCGTTACTTACTTCTGCACGTATTGCTGCGCTAAAGTTCTTGTCTCCAGTTACAAATGAATCAATAGCCATGTACTGACCATTAACCATACGGTACTGTGATTCTCTGGAATAGTAACGCTTCTTAAACTTTGCAGTCTTGCCCCAGACATCTGCCTGTTGCTTAAGTGCTGGACCTAGTTCATTAAGAACATTGTCAATATTCTGATATGCCGCAGCGACTGCATTGTCGGCATCAACAATAACTTGCTTGTTAGTTGCCATTTTGTTAATGACGTTTCTGTAGTTAGCAATAGCAGCCTTTGCTGCTGCAATCTCTCCAGACTTGCTTGCTGATGCTGCCTTGGATTCTAAGAATGAAAGGCGACGCTCTAGTGTTGTAACACCTGGGATTGCTTCTTTAACTCCTAATGGAACTACAGCAGAGCGTAAATCTAATTCAATTTCATCTAGAATAGATGATGCTGACTTAAGTGCTTCGCGTGCTGCATCTAAATGCTGTGCTTTAGTCGCAGGAGATGTATTACCAGATAACAAGTCTTCTAGTGAAGCCTGTGCATTATCCTTAATCGCTGCTGCGCGAGCATACATTTGCTTCTTATCAGCAACTGCCTTATTGACAGCAATACGTTCTTTGCGATTTACAGTCTTTGATATTGCACCCTTACCCCAGTTACCGAGGTTGCGAAAAGCATTAGCAGAAATGTTTGCTGCATCTTGCCATAAAAATTCCATACCTTGTGCAATAGTTGCACTAACGATAGGCTCACCAAGTGACTGCTTAACGATGTACATAGGGCGTACAAGTACGTCAAATGTCCATAGACGGTTAAGGTCGCGGAATACTTGCTGACCAAGATTTGCTGTAGCGCGTGCGCCAGCCTTTAGAGCACTTTTCTCGGTAGTTGCAATGAACTGACCTTCGATTGCATCCCATGGTGTAAAGCGATATGATTCAGTCATTTGACGAATAGTCTGTGGGTCTACCAAAATTTGGCTACCATCATGACCAATACCAAAGCCATTTTGCTTTACTGAGTCGATACCACGGTTTACGTTACCACGGAATGAACGGATGTGTGCTGAAATCTCACGCTCATCGAAAATGCCAGCCTTATATGCAAGCATACGACCGATTGATTCATCAATACTATCAAGTACTTCTACTTCATTCTTTCCAAGAGCGTTCATGTAGCGTGATTCAAACTCACGACGAACATCTGCTACTTTTGCTTTTACGCCTGGAGCAATTTCAATATCTTTTGCACCATCTTGGAATATCTTAAGGTTATTAAGGAATGCATTAAGTTCTACGCGACCATCAAGTGGGCGTACACCAGAGAATGTAACGAAGCCTAGTGGCTTGTATTCTGATTGGCGTGTACCAAACTTTACTAGGCGTACAGTTGCACGACCTACACCTTTACCAATTTTAGTCTCAAAGATGTCAGCAAACTTATCAAACTCACGGTATGCTGCAACGGACTTAAAGTCACGAATCTTTTCGCCTGCGCGGATAGCAGCAGACTTGCCGATTACTGGCTCCATTGGGTTGTATAACTTGCCACCAGGAGTTAGACTGTAATCGGGGTCAAAGAATGCGTCACGAATCTTTACAAACTGTGGCTCATTAGCAATAGCAGAATCAAATGCAGACTTCAAGCGTGGCACTGCTGCGCCTTCTGGAATGTATGTCTGTCCTGTTTGCAAGAACTTGTTCTGCAACTGAGATGATGTGTTTGACAAATCAAACAACTTATCTGGTGAAGTAGCAGCAAGGCGCTCTAATGCAGCAACGTTACCCTTATCTGCAAGCAGCAAGTCCTTAATTGCATCAGCATCTGTTGCTTCATGAATAAGAGGAATAAGTTTTTCATTAGTGCTGTACTTAGATACAAGGTTGGTGATAGTTCCCCAGTCCTTGCTTTCTGCAAGTACAACAGCATGGTTGCCTGATACGGTCTGAGAACCCATAGCGCCATTAGTCTTAGCGTACTGGATACCATTTTCCATATCCATTGCCAATTGGTCTACGGTCTTGTTCTTAGTATAAAGACCAGCCTTGCCAAATCCTACTTTACCAGCAGCAACGCCTGCACGTCCTACGCCACCAAGTACTGCGTTACCAACAGCAAAGTCAGTAAGACCAGTAAACCAACGACCAACTGCGTTGTCCACAAAGTTCTGCTTAAGACTTTCGTCATTCCACAAGTCAATCTTGTTAACATCTAGTCCACCCATAGGTAGAACTACTGCTGCTACACCGCTAATAGGTGTCAGGTCTGACATTGTAAGTGCTTGACCTACAGATACCTTAGCACTGCGGTTATATGCAGCCTTTACGTCATCAAACTGAAAGCCTTCTTCGTATTGACCCTTCTTGTAAAGGGGAGACTGAAAGTCTGTAAGAAGTGCAGCAGTTGATACTGGACGAAAAATATATGGTGATAGTACTTCTTGATTGAGAGTAACTGCGCCCTGGAGTAACTTATCTCCAACACCCTTAACTACCTTTTTACCAATACCAAATCCAGGAACATTACTTAATCCTGAATCAATACCGCGTAGTGCATCTTTTACAGTATTGTGAAGAACTTCTTCTTTTGCTCGTTCTTCATCACTGAGGTAGTTTCCGCCACCTGTAAGTCTCTTAAGAGCCGTAGGTACTGCAGCAATAGAGGTTGTGAAATCATTCCACCAAGCCATTGCTACCTCCTAGAAATCTCGTTTAATGTAATTATATTCTCGTCCGCCTTTGACGTCTTCGCCAGTAACACCCATAATGAAAGCATCGCGGTCATCTATTGACTTCCAAGGGATTAACGCAAGTTCAAATACTATTCCTGCATTTTGATAGCCAAGTGAAGTTGCAAACTTGTCTACGTTATCAAAGAAACTGCCAGGCATGAATGTTACATCAGCCATTATTGTCCCATTAAGAAGTTAACAAAACGCTTAAATGAATCTGGTGCATCCTTAGACTGTGCAGCAATCACCAAATCTGGTAGGTACTGCTTTGCAAGCATCGCATTCTCGTCTGGACGAGTGTTGTTCTGCAAACCTTTAGGTAGTGCTTCTGAACCTGCACCACGACCAAAGTCTACACCTGTAGTCATTGGTTCCATTGGATTAGTATCTGGGTCGAATAATGTACCAAGTTGTGGGAAATTCATTCCACCATAAGGTTCTGATGGCGCTGAAACATCTGATGCTTTAATAGATTTCACTGCTTGGTTACCTGTTATACGGTCTTGGTTAATTGCTTGATTCTGTCCATAGGCAAAGCCTGTGTAGTTACCACTTTGTCCAGCACCACCTGTGCCTGAAACGTTAGCAGGATTGTTCTGCGGAGCAGTAGGGCGCATTCCGCCTCTGTTCTCTGGTGCAGTTGTCATTGTTCCTCCTACTTAAATTGTTTAAATGTATGAATTGGCTCTGAGCACATATTGTCGTATTGGATTGCAATAGCAATTGCTTTACGAATCATTGTCTCTGCTTGATTAACTGTTTTTACTTTTTCCACACCCAACGCTGCCAATGCACCGAGGGCGACATCACCACCGCTACCCATAACATATACATTACGAACATCGGTATCCCAAGAGTAATCATCAGAAATCGAAAAAACTTGACCCTTAATGGAAACGAGGAATCCACCTTCGTTTTGCGCAACATCGCCGTCCTCTTTCATATCAATACCTGCATCTACAAAGTTCTTACGCATCTGCGGAATGAACTTCTGTGTCATGTAAGTATTCAAATCTTCTTTTACAGTTGGCTTAGGTTGTACATAACCATAATGCAACACGTTACTAGCGCGAGATGAACCACATCCAGCAATTAATACACCATTGTTTTCTACAATCTTTGGTGTCTTACTTACTTGAAAGCGTCCATGTTCGTCGCTTAATCGGGAATCACACCCTAGTACCGACCATCCGTCACCCTGGATTGCTACTAGCGTAGTCATTTTATCCCCTAGTTGTTACTCGTCCCGTTGCTTTGCCACTACCACTAAGGGTAGATAAAATTGTTTGAATATCTGGTGCTGGTTCTGCTGGTGGCATACCCATCATGCCCGCTTCTGGTGGAAGGCCTCCTGCTGGAGCCGCGCCTGGAACAGGGGACGGCTGCTCAACAGGGGAAGGTGCAGCCCCAACAGGAGGAACTTGTTGCTCAGGAGCAAATGCTTCTGCAACAGCGTCTTCAAGAGTTGTACCCTTTTGACGAGCAGTAATGACTCCCGCAATCTTAGTTACGATAGATGCTGGGTCTCCACCTGAGGTAGCCATCGCTGGAATAGCCTGAGCCATTGCAGTAATGCCACCAAGGAGTGATGCACGCATACTTTCAATTTCAATCTTTTCAAGTTCTTGTGTTACGTTAACTGTAAATGGCAGTTCACGCATAGCCATATCCTTAGAGATAAGACCGCCACCTAAAGCCTGTAGCATAAAAATAAGTCCCTGTGCTGGGTTAAGACCCGCAAGCATACCATAACGCACATCTGCAGAGAAGTCGCCCTTGATATCTCTTGATGGCTTGTATGTAATCTCGTATGGAGAACCAGAGTCTACACCACGAATGGTCTTCTCTTCTGGATACATCTTCTCGTCAATTTCAAAGCATAGGCTAATAACATCACGTAGTGATGATGCAAAGATTGCCTGTGCTGACTTGACCTGTGTATCAAATGCACCCATGAGTGCTTGTACGCCTTGACCAGTAACGATGCTTGCATCGATGTTACCTGAACGTCCTTCTGGGTAACGAGTACCTGCACGAAGTTCCTGGTTAAGTAGGTTCTGCTCTGTGAACGCGCCTGCTGGAATGTTTAATTCGACACGTCGAACGCCAGCAGGGTTGGCGGTACGGATAACCGCATCGCCACCCAACTGGAGTTCTTGTACGTCTTGAGGTAATACAATTGGTGCTTGAACACTTTTCTCTGCTGCTTCCATTGCCAATAAGGCGAAACCTC